ATGCCCAACGGTCTGTTAATTGATGCCCTTCTTTACTACTACGGCCACCCATTATTGAATCAATTCGCTACGTTATGGGAATCGGAAGAAAAAGGGGACGCAGCAGCCGCTACAAGTGCATTGCCTGTCAAAAAAGCATGTTCGCCTATCGCCCATGCTTTTTTATGCGCGTCAATTCGCTGTTTTGCACTCATTGATTACCCTGAAAACGCCTATACCACTAATAACCAAGTTAATCACTCAACTTAACTGGCCTTGATGAAACATGATGAAAACCAGTATTTTCATGACCCCCATAGTTTCTATCGTCCCTATCAGGCCTAAAATGATTAAACGGGAGGTGATCGATATATATTTGACAAACATCATGAGAAACTTCAATTAACGTAGCCTGCTGAGAATAGCAAGAACATCGATTTTTCGTTTTGGAAAAAACGCAACCAGACAACACCGGCATGGAAACAGGTACTGCCAAATCCTTATAGATAGGAGCAGTCCAGGGCAAACCTTGAACCACGGGAGTCATCGACTTGGCTATATCATCTACCGTAGGCTTAGAACCAGATGACGGAACAGTCTTATCTACCCCCGCCTTATTAACCCCATTATCGACCGCCTCGTTTCGCGTTAATTCGGTAGAATTAACACGATTTTTAATACGGAAAACGGTAAAAGAAATAAAAAAAACGGCCAACACCGACGCAACAATAAGCGCATAAAATGCCATTGGCTTACGCTTCTCTTGCTTAGTGTGTATTTCAGCAGAGTCATACATTCCATAAACATGACTAGGCAATTTATAAACACGTTCAACGGCACCCGATCTAGATTGAACGTCTTGCTTACATTCCGGCCATTCGTACTCCTTTCGGCCAGACCATTTGTCTACCAAATGCACATGACGACCAACCAATAGCCGAATATAATTATGAAACAAATGCGGCCCCTGACTAATCAGCCAAAAATCAAGACCGTAATGCCTGTGCGTTTCCAAAGCCGATATGGCTATAGATGGAGCAGCGCCACCACCTGATGGACGCCATATGCGCTGAACCTCATCTACAACAATCAAAGAGCCGGATTCCTTCCAATCAGGCCAATTTTCAACAAATTTTGGCGCACTATGTGTACGTGCCGATATATCCGCATCCTGCGCCCTGCAAATATCACAAAGCTGAGATCGGCAATATATTACTTCGTGAGCAATACCGCGCAAATTCCTGACACCATGCACGAATAACAAACGATTAGGTTCAGACTTCCTCAATTCCAGTAATTGATCAATCAACCATGCCGTCTTACCCGTACCCGGACCGCCCGTTATTAACGTGATCATGATAATTTCATATGTTTTAAAGCCAACAACGACACTCGAGCAGACAACGCGGAACCTAATATCGATAAAGACTGATCAAAACCGGCCATATTCAACAACGCATGAGGAACACTAGACAAAGAAGAATAAGCGCCGGATGAATCCGCCAAAAAATTATTCAGAATAGTAGTAATACCGGTATACGCGAATACGGCAAAACCCAATGCGGCCATAACCCTCGAAACGAGAGCCGGCGTCATGCTCATAAGATAAGAAAAGAAAACTTTTATCATGATTTAATGCCCCCAATAAAAATCATCCCACCAAACAAATAAGCCAAACCCAAAATCATAGGACGAATGCCAAGAGCAAAATCACAATATGGCTGATACGACATAGAAAGGGAGCCATGACTTGTCGTAACCGACGACGAAGCAGGACACGCCATAATATTGACGGACGGGACTGAAACGCTGACCCCATGTTCTACAACCGGAATCGGTTCGGCGGTAGGCGCAGAAGCTCCAGAATCTTTAAGGTCATCAAGTTGACGGTCATCGATGGCCTTAGTCGTATCGGCAATAGACTTAAGATAAGCGTTCTTAGCGGCGTTATCTGCTTCATCCGCTAAAGACTTATTAGAAGAAGAAACGGAAGCGGCAGTATTAGCGGCAGCGGCATCAGATGCGGCAGCAGCAGCCTTGGTAGAATCCGTCGGATCAGCGGCAGCGGCAGCAGCGGATAATTGAGCAGTATTAGCGGCATTGACAGCAGCAGCAGCCGAATTTTTTGCAGCAGCGGCTTTTGTAGCGGCTTCTTGTTGTATTGTGTCTAAGTTCGGCTTATTGACGCATTGAGGTATGCCCATAATGTAACCTTTCTGCTGATCAGACGTACAAGGTGCAGGGCCATCATTAGCAACGCAATTATATGTACCATCATCGTGCTGACCCGGTGGACAACCGAGGGGCGGATCTTTCAGACACCCGTCGTTAGTCGAATTCGCATGAGCATGACCAGGGCAGTTAAGAGGATACAACTTACAGCTATTTGTTGAATTCTCATAAGTTTCCGTAGAACCGCAAACTGGTGGTGTTTGACAATCACCTGACGAACCATTCAATACTTGTCCGCCCGTACATTCCTTCACCGAACAAAGACCAAAACCATTATCGGTCTCTGGAGGCTTGCAATCAACGGGAGGGTATTCGCAAGCACCAGTCGTCGAATTACGAACTTTTGGTGTTGTACAGGCTGGGGCGTTTATGCACTGGTCAGCACTGGCAACACCACCGTATGGACATGTGGGATTGCGGCTAATTATGGCCGTTGTGGGACTACCATAATAGAGGACGTTGCACGTGGACGGCATTGTGCTGGACTGGTAAATATAAGCGCCCCCAGGAAAAGCAAAAGTACAAGCTGCATCTAAGGTAGAAAAAGACTGACCGCCGTAATACCAAATGCCGCTAGCAGGGTAAGTATCAGCTGAAACTATTCCGGATATAAAAATGGAAAATAAAAAAAGGATTATTCGAAACATGAATAAATCCCGCAAAAAATCAGTTTGAGAACGTTATCCACGACGCACCCACTATGGCAACGAATACCGCCAACAAATAAAAACCAGAAATCATAAAACACCCCGCAAAGAACGTAGACCCCAAGAAATCGCCCACACTAGAGAGACAAGACCGCTGACTTGAATAACATCGATAAGCTCAACACCAGTAAAAAAACCCAGTCTCATTTGTGCATAATCTTGAGCAGACAACAGTATTACGCCTGTACATTCGTCCAGCGGCGTATTTAATAATAAGAGTCCTTGGCCGCCTGTAAGTGGATCGTTAGAACCACCACCTAAAGGGGATAAATCAACGGTCAGGTTAGTGATTTGGGCGCATATGGACATTTTTAAACCCGCTAAAAAAGAGACAAAAAAATATAAAACCGGGATAACCTAGCGATTATCCCGATAAAAGCTAATGGTTAAAGAGCTTTACGCAGCAACTTAAAAGCGTAAATGCCAACAATCACGACCAACACGGCAGAACCAACAGTTCCGGCATCAGTACCAGCAGTTGAAATGGCGGTAGAAACAGCCGCATCAACAGCGGCAGACGCAGCACCAGACACAGCCAATAAGCCTGCTCCAACTGATAATCCGGCTCCAAGTCTTTTTAAATTAGTTTTTTTCATGATTTTTCTCCAAAGTTTAATGAAATGTAAGGCTAGAAAATTTAAAACTCGCCTTGTTGGTTTTTAGGTGCTACGCATTAATTTCACGATAGCGCCTACGGAATGGCCTAGTATGTAGGCCACTATTGTCGACCCAACTATGTATTCAAATAGCTGGGGGTCAAATCCAAAATATTCGTTGAACAATGAAATCAACGAAGCATTCTTTAAGTCTGTATAGTCTTGCGCCGATAAAAGTATTACTCCTGTACACTCGTCCAGCGGCGTGTTTGATAATAAGAGTCCTTGGCCGCCTGTAACTGGATCGTTAGAACCACCACCGACAGCGGATAAATCAGAGGTCAGGTTAGTGATTTGGGCGCACGTGGACATTTTTACTCCCATTCGCTGATCTAATTACATGGCCGTTTATGAATCGGTCTTTTCTCACTCGGTTACTAAGTACCCGCTCTTTGAACTCTACGGGCTTTTTTATCAGGCAGGTCATTGAGCGGATTTTCATGGGTTATTGCCCCTTTATGGTTTGTTTGCGGTGTTTGAGGTTGTTGTTCCGGACGGTGTTCCGGACGTTGTGCCCGTCAGCTGTCCCGATACGCCTTTGGCTTTGTCTTTGCTTTCTTGTTCTTGTTCGACTGACGGGTCAGGACCGTCAAGTTTCATGGTCTCAGCCACCAGCACGGCTTTATTTTGCCCACCCATATCGACTCTACATACAATTTCCATCATGCACGGAAAATAAAGTTTTCCAGAATCAACCAAGGCCTTTTGCGCATCGAACATTTCAAACGGCATTTTGATTTTTATTAACTCATTACCCAAGTTATTTGGGTTTTGTCCGGTATTGGGTTTACTTACCCATATCGAACCGCCATTCGAAACACCTCGCTCGTTGCTAATTTCATACCGCGTCAAACTTTCAACTTGACCTCGTACAATGGTGCGCATATCGCCCAGAAAACCGTTTTGGGTTATTTGATCTGTCATGGTTTTGTTCCTTTGCTGTAAGTTAATGTTATGACCCTTTAAACCGCGGGTCGAACGGGGTTAGTCTTCTATGTCAAGGATAATTTAATAATTGCATTCATTTTAAGGCCTCATAACGACCACGAAGATACCAACCAATAATGTAACCAAGGAAAGAGCCCACAAAAATGGATACAAAAAGCAAGTAGATCGTAAAGTCGTTTAAATGTTCTATTTCAAGAGCGGTTGAAATGTGGTTCATCTGTAAAGCCTTCTTCTTTTGCAAAATCATCTGAGATGTAATTCATGTCGGGAATTGCTGCTCCGGTTATTGCGTGGGTTTCTTGGAAATCCGGTTGGATACAGGCTCCAAATCCGGTTTTATCAAAGGTTGTTGCTATCTCGGTAAATGAATAGGTGATTGACATCAGCGCAAAGACATAGCCAATGATGAAGGGAACCGCTGCATTTGAAACGAATGCCCATAATAGGTTTATTAGGCGTCTGCGCTGGCTGTATGTCATACCTTGGCCGGGTAGGTGTTGTTTTATGTTGAGCATGTTTTGTTTCCTTGTTTTTTGTTCTTTTTGTTGTGTTTGGTTTTAGGCCGGTTGGGGCTGGTTATGGCCGGTTTTATCTAACATCTTTTATATGCTGTTTTTTGTTTTGTTCTTTTTGGCGAACCCTAAAGGGCCGGGCTTTCCGTTCCAATCGACGTTTAAAGCTGATAACTGGCAGTAAGGACAAATCCTTTTACGCACGCTCCAAAGGCTTTGCCCTAACTGCCAGTAATTCAGCTTTAATCGCCAATTTCCTCTACAATCCCTTTCGCTACGGCTATGCGCTGTTTTCGTTTTGCGCGTTTCGAACCTTTAAAGCGCATAGCCATGACCGTTGAGGAAAAGCGCCTCAACGGCCATTGGATAGCGTGTTTTCTTCTTCGGTTGTACAAGTAATTTTTTTAGCAAGGCTAAAATAATTACTTGACAACTTGGATACGCTACGTGCTGGAATATCCGCTTTTTTATATTTCCCCCCTGCGGGGTTTGTTTGGCTTTCTTGGCTTTTAACATTCGGCGCGCTTTTGGTTGCGGCAAGCGGCTTGGTACGACGGCCAGTCGCCTCCGTAAAATTAAAGGCTCCTCGTACCTCGTCGCTTTAATTTTACGGGAAGGCGTGGAGGCCGAGACGGGTTCGCTTTGCCGCTTCATTGGCGCGCCGCTTGTTTCGCTGTTTGTTTCTGTTTAAGGTGCGCTAGTACTTGCGTTCTAAGCTCTTCGGACAGTTCTTTCATGGGTACGAGCTGTTTGCGCAGGTATAAGGTCATCACGGCTTTGGTCATTCCGTAAGGCCGCATGCCTCTTTCCATTGCTTCTATTTCCAGTTTTAGATAATCCTCTTGGTCAAGCGCGGTTCGGAACAGTCGTTCTTTTTTGTTGAATTGCGGTGAGCTGCCGCGTTCTGGCAGTATGGTTGAATCGGCCATTTATGCGGCTCCTATGAGTGGGGATTGATCGATTTTGTTTTCAATAGCAAGTGAAATAACGGCCTTTAAATCATTAGAAGCAAGGCGAAAAGAAAAAGTAACCGAACACCAATTAACCTGCCCATCAATAAAATGACCAGGACGACCACGAAAAACAAAATAAACTTTTTGTTCTGACATTTAGGCCACCTGTTCCAGGTCTGTGAGTAGGTTATCTTTGTAGTGTTTTCCGGCAGTCAATAGGGCTATGAAGATGTCCCGATCTTCTACTATTTGGTCTTGTGCTTTTTTTATTTCTCTTATGACTTTTACGTAGTCAAGAAAGAGGAAGTTCAAGCCTTGTAGTCTGTTAATGCCTTCGTCAAAACAATCATTTATCCGGCCACTACAATGCTTGGCATCCCGGTAATGTTGATGTACCGGGTTATGGTAATTAGACAGGTTTTCTTTGAATTTACGATTGGCATTAGCCACTATCGCGTTGATGGTTTCTGTCAGGTGAAAGGGGGTTACGCTGTAGGGCAT